CCGTTGGAAAAGAAAATCATCACGAAACGGTACCTAGAAGACGACGACGTCGTGGATTATGCTGTCTGGCCGGAACTCAACCTGAGTGAAAGGAAATACTACCGTATCAAAGCAAGGGCGTTTTACAAGCTCGCCTTGATGCTGAAGCTGGAGGTTTACGTCGAAGATGAATCAGCGTAAAAATGGCAGGAAAGTGGCAGACATTTGGCAGGATAATGGCAGGTAATTTTGAATTGGACATGCTACTATGGTATCAACGCGAAATGAGGATAGCCGCTCGGAATTTAACCGGGCGGCTGTTGTTTTTGGAGGCATTTCATGAAGATTATCAAGATCACCCTGCCAACAAAGGAATGGGAAGACTGCGTGCTGGCCTTCCGAGAGAAAGAGAAGCGCAAGTGGCAACGAAAACTGGAGGCGCAGCGCACGGGGAAGTAACATCTGCGAGGGTAGGCAGCCGTGGCTCCTCGCTCCCCGTCCAGTGCGCCTCATATTCGTTTACGCCAATCCTGCCCCAAGTGTGCAGTGACACGTACCATTGGCGGCAAGCAGGGGCAAATGCTTGTCGATAGGCTGGTGACCCGCCGGCCGGCTGCACTACCTCCTTTCGCCTGTGACCGCAGCAGGTTTAAGGATTGGATCGCGGCGGAGGCCCCTGCCGAAGGAAGTGGGGCAATTAGTCAAAAAGTAACAGGAAACACCTTCCTTTTGCCGAATGTTGAAAGCAGGAGGGATGACTATGGGCAAAGTAAAGTATAAGTTTCATTATATTACTGGAGAAAGCGAAGAATTTGAAACTGAGTACGAATATAAAGAAGACGCTAGGAAAAAGATGGGGTTTGTTTTGGATAAAGGGGCCAAATGGTTCGGGATTGAAGGAAAAATGATCAACTTAGATCATGTCTTGAGCATTGAAATTTTAGGCGAGAAGGAAAGAATGGAATTAAAAATAGATTTGCCGAAACCCGAATGAAGCACCCACGCGGTGCTTTTTCTTTTGAATTCAAACACAACAGGAGGTGATGCTGATGAACTTCGTCCAACCGATCCGCGACCCAGACACGATTAACGAGATCAAAAAGTACCTGAAGAGAACAAATGAGCGGAATTACATCTTGTTCCTTGTCGGAATCAATACAGGGCTTCGCATCTCGGACATTCTAAAATTGCGGGTGGGAGACGTGAAGGGAACCCACATCAGCCTCCGCGAGAAAAAGACAGGAAAGCAGAAGCGCATCCAGATTAACCCGGCTCTAAAACGGGAACTGAAGCCTTACATTGAGGGCAAGGATGACGATGAGTATTTGATCAAGAGTAGACAAGGGAAAAACCGACCGATAGGCAGGAGCATGGCCTACAAGCTGCTGAACAAGGTGGCCGAAGAGTTTGGATTGGAGGAGATCGGCACACACACCCTCCGCAAAACCTTCGGTTATTTTTTTTACAAGCAGACTAAGGACATAGCTTTACTGCAAGATCTGTTTAACCACTCGTCAGAGAAGATCACGCTGCGCTATATCGGAATCAACCAAGACACGATGGACGACGCAATGAAACGGTTCAAAATATAGCAATTACTCATTTTGCGCAAATGTGTAACTCATTTTGACGAAGTGGAATGAATGCAGTAACGGTGCCGGATTCAGCAATCAGGTGAGTTCACCAAAATAAAAGATATGGGTAACTGAAGAAGATGGAGGGGTTAGAAATGGTTGAAGAAAAATCATGGGACGAGTTCAGGAAATCTGGTCTTCTGTGGTGGGTCAATATGATTCTTCATACCTTTGGTTGGTCGATTGTAGTCGATGTAGTCGAGGGAGATGGGGAAGTTGTACGAGTTTATCCAGCACGAGTAAAGTTCAGGGGATTCTCTGAGAGTGAAAATACTAAAGGGTATATGAAGGTGAGCGACTACTTGAATCAGAATGCTGCTGAGTTGAAAGCGGAGGCTTATGAATAAAAGACATGAAACAAACCAAGCCGTTCTACAAAAGCACTGCTTGGTTGAAATGCCGAGCAGACGTATTGGCGCGGGACAATTACCTGTGCCAATCCTGTTTACGTCGAGGGCGCCTTACTCCTGGAGATACCGTGCATCACATTAAGTCTCTGGACGAGTACCCAGACTTGGCGTTTGATCCAGAGAACTTGGAGACGATCTGCCCGTCATGCCACAACAAGGAGCACCCAGAGAAGGGCGGTCGAAAGAAGAAGGAGCCAGAGAAAAGTCGAAAGGCAAGAGTGATACAAACAAAAGCGAATGAGGAGGTGTGGTAATGGTGAACAAGCTTCTGGCGGTATTTTTTACTTTGGTTCCACAAAGAGTAACGGTTACACATCCCGTCATGGACGTTACCTATCTGTGGCTGGGTAGAAAGTGGAAAGTAAGGATAAAATAGCCCCCCTACCCTCTAAATTGAGAGGGCGGCGCGACAAGACCGGCGGGGGCCCTTCGTTTTTACCGCGGATTAATTTTACATGTGAGGGGGGGTGTCCTATGTACAAGCCCAAACCACTGATTACCAGGAAGCCGGCGAAGGACTTGTTTCAAATCCTTGTCAATGAGCTTGAGAAAGACGACAAACTCAACGATCGGACAATTATGATCGTTGACAATATGGTTCTGTTAGAACAACTGAAGCACGCACATTATGACGATATTAAGAAGCGCGGTGTGGTCGAACTGTTCGTCAACGGCTCGCAGGAAATGTATCGGGAGAACAAGTCAGTCGATAAGATTCTGAAAATCGTAGAGCAACAGAGGAAACTCCAAGCAGAGCTGAAGCTGACGCCGGCGTCCGACAAGAGGGTGTCGGAGGCGGTGGATACGAATGACGACTTCGAGGACTTCTAAGCTTCTGACAACTCAATACGCTCAAAATGTTGTCGCGGGCAAAATTGTCGCCTCCAAAAAGGTGCACCTGGCCTGTCAGCGTCATCTAAATGACTTGCAACGCCAGGGAACCGATGAATTTCCGTTTGTTTTTGACGAGGAAAAGGCGCTGCGCCCCATTGAGTTCATCGAGCGGTTCTGCCGGCCGTCGCAAGGGAACTTCAGGCAGCTAAAACTGCAGCCGTGGCAGCACTTTGTTGTGGGTTCTCTATACGGCTGGGTTCATAGAGATACCGGTCTGCGGCGATTTCGGGAAGGTTTGACCTTCACAGGGCGGAAAAACGGGAAAACGACGCTTGTTTCAGGCCTCTCGCTCTACGGAGCCTCGAAGGACGGAGAAAATGGCGCGAGGGTGTATCAGCTTGCCAACGCGATGAAGCAGGCGCGCCTAACGTTTGACGAGTGCAAAAACATGGTAAAGAAGTCGCCGACGTTGTCCCGGCATTTCCGTTCGTTGCGTGATGCCATTTACTTCGATAAGACGCTCTCGAAGATCGAGCCACAAGCATCAGACAGCGAACGTTTGGATGGCCTAAACTGCTCGCTGGCGATCTTCGACGAGATCCACGAGTATAAGGACTACAAGCTAATCAACGTGATCAAAAACAGCAGCGGCGCCCGTGAGCAACCGCTGTTTTTGTATATCACCACGGCAGGGTATCAGTTGGATGGTCCTCTGATGGACTACTACGAGAAAGCGGCAGATGTACTGAGCGGTGTCATCGAAGACGAACGTACCTTCTACTTCATGGCCGAGTTGGACGAAGAAGATGACATCGAGGATCCGAATAACTGGATCAAAGCGAATCCAAGCCTAGGGCTAACACTCAAACTTGAAGCGATGATTGAGGAATGGAACGCTCGGAAGCACATTCCGGCGGAAAGAAACGACTTCATCACGAAACGCTTGAACCTATTCGTCCAATCGGATGAGCAGTCTTTCATCGACTTCGAGATCATCAAGAAAAACGATGGATATATTGACCCGGACGAACTGCGAGGCGTGGTGGCTGTGGGCGGATTCGACCTGTCTCAGACCGAGGATTTCACCTCCGCCTGTCTGGAATTTCCGCTCAATGATGGGCGGGTTTTTGTGTTGTCGCATTCGTGGGTGCCGCGTCGGAAAGTGGAGCTGGATAATGAGAAATTACCATTCGATGAGTGGCAAAAGGAAGGCCTGCTGACGATCTGCCCAGGTGCTTACGTCGATTACAAGTACGTCCTGGAGTGGTTCATCAAGCAGTCGGAGCGCTTCGCTATCGACTTGATTACCTATGACCCGGCCAATGCCTATCGGCTTGTGGCCGACCTGCAGGCTCACGGCTTTCAAACGCAGGTGGTTCGGCAGGGGGCAATCACACTTAGTCCGGCTCTCAAAGACATCAAGGAACTGTTACTTGATGGAAAAGTAGTTTACAACAAAAACAGACTATTCCGATGGTACCTGAACAACGTGAAACTGGTCGAGGACCGCAACGGGAACTGGTTGCCAACCAAGCAGAACCGTTACCGGAAGATTGACGGCTTCGCGGCCTGGCTCAATGCGCACACAGAAGTCATGAAGCGCATGGCTGCGCCCCAGGTTGTCGGTAACGTGGAGTTTGTTTCGATTAATGACCTGTTAAGGGGGTGATGAGTCTGAAACTCAGTCAACGTCTACGAATGGCTTGGAACGTATTGCGCAGCGGGTATAGCGGCCAAGGCTACGATTTCACGCGCTGGTTTTCGCCGACCAATATCTTCTCCGGTTCCAAGGGCAATACGCTTGCCAGCAACGAGACGATCTTTGCGGCAGTTTCGCGGCTTTCAAACTCAATGGCAAGTCTGCCGGTAAAGCTTTACCGCGAATTCTCGCCGGTAAGCAGCCGGGTTGCAGACCTGATTGCCAACTCACCAAACGCCAACATGACCAGTTTCGAGTTCATTCGGACGCTGGAAGTGATGCGCGACACACACGGCAACGGGTACGCCTTGAAGATGTACGATGATAGGTTCCAGGTTGAACAATTGCTGCTCCTTGATCCGTCCCGAGTGGAGCCAGTTATCGAAGAAAAGACGGGCGAACTGTGGTACGAGATCAACGCACCGAAAGGACGATACTACGTCCACAACATGGACATGATCCATGTCAAACATATTGCCACTATCGGGCATTCGCTCGCCTATAATTCCGTAGGTTACAAAGGTATCAGCCCGATTGACGTGCTACGGAATACGGTCGATTTCGACCAAAAGGTGCGTCAATTTAGCATTGACCAGATGGACACAGCAATCAAAGCGTCGTTCATCCTCAAGTTGGCGTCACACCTTTCGTCAGACAAGAAGAAAGAGATCCTGGATAACTTTAAGCAGTTTTATCGAGAAAACGGAGGTGTAATCATCCAGGAATCTGGCGTGGAAGTTGACCCTATCGAGCGCAGTTTTATCGACTCTAAGGTGTTTGAAGTCGAAAAAATCACCAAATCCCGCGTTGCAATGGTCTACAACATGCCTATTCATATGCTCGGCATGACAGAAGGCGTGAACTACAACAGCATGGAGCAGTTGTCACTGGACTTTGTGCAAAACACGCTCGTTCCGATCGTTCGCCAGTATGAGCAAGAGTTAAACCGAAAACTATTGACTCCGCAGGAGCGCCAGAGAGGGCTTTATTTCAAGTTCAATCTTGGCGCTCTTTTGCGTGGAGATACCCGAACCCGCGGTGAATTTTACTTCAAAGGCATACGTTCGGGATGGTTCAAGCCGAACGAGGTCAGGGCATTTGAAGAGTTGCCGCCGGAACCTGGCGGCGACAAGCTTTACATGAGTAAGGACCTGGCGCCCATCGACGATCCATCACGGACGGGAAAGGGGGTGAAACCCGAATGAAAAAGCAGAAGTTCTGGGAATTTAAAAACGCTGCAAATGACACTGGTGAGCTGTACATCTATGGCGACATCGTCTCTTACAAGTGGCACGACCAAGATACTACGGCAAAAAGCTTCAAGGAAGACTTGGATGCTCTCGGGGACATCAAAACGCTGAACCTGTATATCAATTCGCCGGGAGGGTCAGTGTTCCAAGGGCAGGCGATTTACAGCATCCTCAAGCGGCATAGCGCTCAAATAAACGTCCACATTGACGGAGTGGCGGCGTCCATCGCCAGCGTTGTCGCCATGGCCGGAGACACCATCTACATGCCGAAAAACACCATGATGATGATCCACAACCCGTGGACATTCGCCATGGGGAATGCCAATGACCTTCGAAAAGTGGCGGATGACCTTGAGAAGATCAGGGAAAGCCTCATTGAAGCGTACCTGAGCAAGACAGGTGACGCTCTGAGTCGCGAAAAACTAACTGAGATCATGGATGCCGAGACTTGGCTGACAGCCCAAGAGTGCTACGACTACGGCCTGTGTGATGAAGTGGTCGAAGCCAAAGAAATCGCTGCCAGCGCCAATACAGAACTATTCGCACACTTCAAAAATGTGCCTGAAACGCTGAAAAATGCGTTCAAAAAACCCGAAATCGGCGGAATTAGCGCCGAAGAAAGGCAAAAAATGATCGCTGAATCCAAGCAAAACCTTGAAAATTTACAAAAAATCCTGGGGGGATTGTGACATGAAAAAGCTTAGCTTCCGTT